TTATGTCATGGCTCCAATCTTAAACAAGAAATACTGGGAGAGAAAATCACTCATTGAAAAACAACAGAATCAACGGAGTGCATATTATATCCAAGTCTACAACAATAATGTCATTGATAAATACATTGAAGATTGGATTAATGATGAAGCAGTGGCTAGACCCACCCAATCAATGCTATATGGTGAGTTATATGTTCTAAACAAACCGACCGTATACAAGCAGTATAACAGAATTATAAACTCAAAATATACATCTAATTCAGCACTACAACATATGTTAATCAGGAATAAGGCTGATGCTAGACTAAACTCAATTGTAGAAGCAGAATTAGACCGAATAAACAAAAATCTAGATTATACTGAAAAGGTATTGGGGAAATATGAATTAAATCTCAAGGAATATCAGAAAATAGCTAAAAGAGAAAATATAATTGCAAATCGTAAAAGCATAATGGAAAAATCAGTTAAAGACCTAGATTTCATTCGTAATCAATTTGGCATTAACATTCAACCTAATGTTTTTACATACAGGGATTTAGATACCACTGCCGAAGCATTGAATAGGCAAACTCAAATGAATGCTACTTGGGAAGAGTATGATGCTATCAATCAAGAAGCAAGATCAAAGGGTTTACCTGATGTATACACACAGAAAGAATGGATATGGACTAACGAGGGAATGACTACAAGGCATTCTGCTAATGATGGTCAAGTGGTTGATTTCAATGAGCCGTTTCAATGTATCCATGATGTTACTGGAGAAGTTGAACCTTTAATGTATCCGTCAGACCCAAACGGCAGTTTTGAAAATACATGGATATGTTATTGTCAATTCAGAGCATTCTAATCTATATAATACCATCTACCTTTACTACAAAATTAACCTACACTAATTATTTGAATGAGTTGATTAAATTCTAATGACTTGTTTTATAGCTTTTCATTATTTAAATCAATTCATTGTTTATTTTAAATCGTAACATAGCTGTATATTTTCTAGTTTAAACCTAGTGGCTATGAAAAACTGTAAAAGAGGCATTTAATTGAACGAAGCAACTTATATCACTGGTGTTGTTATTGCTAATGGTGTTCCAGACAGTGATGGTGATTGTCTAGATAAAAAGGACATTAAGAAAATTTTTACCAAATATCTAGACAGGGCTACTGATGTAATGCACACTAGAATCAAGAATGAAGGTGTGGAAGTCTTAGCTAACTGGATTACTGAAACCGACACTGAACTTAATGGTAAAATAGTTCCTGCAGGTTCGTGGATGGCGACCTTTGCAATAACTAATGAGGAATTACTATCTTCAATAAACGATGGTAGTATTCAAGGTTTAAGTCTCGGTTCTGTTTCAGAAGATGCCATGACTAAGAAATATTGGTTTATTAACAAATCAATTCATTATCAAGACTTAGATGACATGGAAGAAGTAATTCCATTGTTTATTAGTTTTGTAGACAAAGGAGCAAACCAATATGGCTTGGAGATAATGGACTACAATGTTTACATCAATAAAAACGATAAAACTGGTGAAAAAATGACTAATGAGAATAAAAGTGAAGAAGCAATGATTCCAATATCAGCACTTGGTAAACTCCGTGATATCTTCAGTATTAACAAAAGCGAAACTGAAGATGAAGAGAGAACTGATGAAACTGATATTGATAAAGAAGAAACTGTTGAACAGCCACCTGTCAATGAAGATATAACTAATAAGGAATTATTAGAAAAATTACCAGGTGCAGTAGCACAAGCAGTGAAAGAAGCAATCAACGAAGCAGTATCAACTACTGAAACTGATACTGACATTGATAAGTCTGATGAAGATGACGAAAATAAAGATGATGTTGATATAAACAAATCAGACGATGAAAACGGTGATGAATCAAAAGAAGAGACCAAACCTGATGAAACCCAAAGTGATGATGTTGATATTAACAAAAGACAAACTTCTATGACTGATGTAGCAGTCGATACGACTTCCTCATCTGATTTCTATGAGAGAACTGGTAGAGATCACTTAGGAAGAAAAATAAGAAGATAAACTACAATTAATCTAATTTTTACAATTTAATTTCATAAGAGCTGATAAATATGTCTGTACAAGTTGTAACAAGCGAAACTATTGAAAAAAATTTGCCATTTATCTTAAAATGGTCCAAAAGCCCAAGAAATAATGGAGGAGCTATCAACCCAGGTTGGAAACAACAAACCGAAATTGATAGGTTCTTAGAATTAGTGGAGAACACTCCGTCTATTTTAAACGATGCTAGGTTCATTCAAATGGAAAGTATTGAACACGATATCAGTTATCTTCGTGTTAAAGCAAGATTGCAATCCATGAAAAAACTTAGCGGTGAAAATAAAGGTGCTCCATTACAAAAAGAGTACACTACTGACTTAGATGAAGTAGTTCCTGAATTCAGTCGTTCTAAACTTGAAGCTGAACCGTTCTCCATATTTACATACACTAGTAAATTATTCTTAAAAACTAATATCGAAAAAGAGAGCTTTTTACCACATATGGAAGCTATTCTTGCTGAAAGAGCAGGGTACAGTGCGGAAAACATTGGTATGTACGGTATCAAAAACGATAACACTACCAGTACAGATGGTATCCACCAAATCAATGGAGTGTTCAAACAATTAGAAGATATTGCGAATACCTATGAGGAAAATGTAGCTATTGACCGTAAAGCACCTATGGGCTATTATCATGACATTGATGCAAGTAACAATCTCGTAAAACAAATTAAGAGAATGATAACCCAGTTCACTAAACAAAGGGGTAAAAGGTCTAAGGCAAAAATCTATGTTTCTACTGAGCTAGAAGGATTACTCATTGAAGAAGCTGACCAAAGACCAACCGAACGTGGAGATAACCTTTATTTCGATGATAACGGTCAATTAACCTTGTGGGGAGTTCCAATATCACAAGCCGATTTCCTTGATGAACCAGATAACGGATTTGAGGAACAAATTTTAATGGCCGACCCTGATTCTATTGTTTTCGGTTTCTTGAATGAGATTGAGTCTGAAAACGATTATGAATTATCTGCAAAAGCATACTTATCCACAGTCGATGTCTATTTCGATGTATTAATCTTATACAATAAAGATGTACTCGCAGCTAGAATCACTAATATTCCTTCTGCAGTTGTAGATGACACTGAGAGTGGTGATTCACCCTAGTAATGAGGTGAATCCTGAAAAAAGAAATATTAGTGTAAATGTAACTGATGGTTCCAATCCGATTAGCAATGTGCCTGTGGGATTATTCGATATAGATGCAGTAGCCGGTGATTCTCCAGTAAAATCATGTACTACTGGAAGTGCAGGAGGTTGTACATTACAAAATGTCGAAGATGGAGAATACATTCTAAGAGCTTATACTGAAATATCGGGCGAGACATATACAACAGAACAATATATAACAGTTTCAAGTGAAAGTAATAGTTTTCCACTTCTTTTAAAAAAGGTCTCTCAAATAGTAGATGATGGGGGCAAGATTACTTAATATTATGAATTATAATTTTAGGTTGATTTCAACCTATTGAATTATCAATTCTTTGATTAATTATTCTTAATACTTTTTTAAAGGTAGTGATTAAATGAATGAAGAAACTGTTATTAAAGAAGTGTTATTGAAACTAGATAATTGGGTTGTCGAGAATATAGATAGCGATGGCGATTTAATTGAAAGTAGTTCATTAGAATACGATGACATGGATTTCAATAAAAAAGTAACGGATGAAGAGATACTTCATTTTTACGATGTGGCTACCAACTATGCATTATCCTACACCCAATTAACTGATTTTGAAACTGTACCTATAAGTGATACTGCCGTAATATTGTGGACTGCAGGTTTACTATGGCGGAAATATGATGTTCGGCCAAATGACCAAATAGATGAAACCTATTCAATCGGTTATGGCGATTCATTAATTATTCAAGCAAAAGAGATGTTAAAGCCATTTAAAAAATATGATTTTAATATTTTCTGAGAGGTGGAAATATGGGTGCTTGGAACGAATTAGACACTAAGGTCAATGTGTCATTAGATACTAGTGAGCTAGATGATCTAATAGCAGTTTTAAACAATGACCCTGTATTAGCACCTGCTGTTGAAATTGCAGAGAGATATAAAAAAGGTTTAGATGACGGTTCAAAAGCAGGAGCAAAAAAGATTGCCGAGACTGACAAGTCTTTACAGGAATTGGCAATAGCTACCAATGCTACATTTACCAATGCTGGTGGTGGTTTATTAAGGAGTATTGAGATTAAAGATGAATCTGATACCTCATATGTTATAGGAACAAACATCACCCATTTCTATCCGTTGTGTGTTGAATTTGGAAGAAATGAAGTTAGACCAATAAAGGCAAAAGCTCTACATTGGTTCACATTATCAGGGATTGAGGTGTTTAGTCAATACAGCTCTCCTGCTCCTCCACGACCTTTTGTAAAACCTGCTTTTGAAGAAACAAGTGATAGGGCAGTAGATATTGTTAAAGAGGCGATTTACAATGCTACACAGTGATGAAATAATATTGCAAATATTATTGCAAGCTAAATCTGACGGAAATCCATTATTGCAACATTTTAAGATAGGATACCCATCTAAACAAGTTGTTCAAGAAAGCAATAATATCTTTGTAGGAGCAGTAGATACTGAATCCAACATTGAGGGATTTGAATTTTCAAGTTATACTGACCTAGTGGAAGTGTTAATTGTTACTAAGAACAGGAATTACACTGAATCCATTAAAATCATTAAGATAGTTTCAAAAGAAATAGCCAAATTAATCTATGAAAATCTTGATTTGTTTGATAATAAACCAGTTATTAGGAATTTAACACCTGAATATAACAGAGATTTTGTCCTAACAAGAGGCCATTTGAGGATTCAAGTGAAATCTAAGCCAGAATCATTAGTTCCAAGTGAAGATGAATATACATTGTGTAATATTTTATTAGAGAAAATTGAAGAAAAGTGATTTTTATGTCTAAATTTGATTTAAATCAAGAATTAAAGGATTTATCTTGTCCTGATATGTTTAAATCAGGTTTAAATGTTTATATTGAGATTAATAAAATCGAGATAAATACCAAAAAAGAATTCGATAAAACTGTTAAAGAATATGCTAATTTGAAAATAGGAGGTTAAGAAACATGGCTACATTACCAAAAGTACAGGTGTATACCAAGAAAA